GTCCCTCCTGATCGTCAATTGTTCAACGATACCGTGATCGGGTCCACATCCAACGTGCCAGCGCCCACGAAAGACTCGGCCTCGCTCAACTCGATACTCCCCAGCCACGTTTCGGCACTGTCCCAGAACCCGAGGTGAGTCACAGTCGTGTTCACCGGGATATCGAAAGTGACCGTCGACGAAACCGAGACGCTCCCCCCACTGGCAGAAGCCCAGTTCAGAGGCTGGCGGCTGTAATCGCCACCGGAAACCTCCTCATCACCGGTCGAACCCGGGTCACTGGTGTGGATCGAACCCTCACTCGCACGCGCCGAGAACGTGTCGAGCATGTCGTCGAACACAGTGTTCTCAAAACCCGCCATGGTACTACCTACCTTCCACTACGCCCGAAGGCTGTCTGTACATCGCCGCCACCGTCCACGCGGGTGGCCTCACGGATCGCCTCAGCCAACTTGGAGCGTCCGAGGTTCTTGAAATCGATCACGACCTTGGTCTGATCGACCCGAGCCACATTCGCCGAAGAGCCCACATCAAACGAACCCGGAATCGAGCGGGTCACTTCACCCAACTTGGAACGGACATCGACCGTGCCATTGTCGATTCCGCTGACCAGACCCTCCATGATGTCCTCGCCCGGACCCTCCAGGAGCTTGATGTCGACGCTGTGTGGACCCTTCCACTCCGGAATCATGTCCGTGATCCCCGAGAACGTGTCGCTCAGCGAGCTGACCATGTTCTGCACACCGTCGATCAAACCCTGAATGATGTCCTTACCGGCGTTGAACAGCAACGACCCGAGATCACCGATGTAATCGAGTACGTTCCCCGGGATATCGCCGACGTCCGAGAGGAAGTCGCTGATGTACCCGGCAGCCGTGGACACCATGTCGGAGAAGAAGTCACCGATCATCCCGGGCACTTCCCCGACCTTCGAGAAGAAGTCCAAGACGTTCTGGACACCGGTGTCGACCAGCTCAACAGCGCCGTCGATCCCGCTCTGGAAGAACTCGACAATCGACTCCCAGATGCCCGTAACCAGGTCCACAAGCCATTCCCAGGCGTTCGTGAAGAACTCGATGATCGATTCCCACATGCCGGTGATGAGGCCGACAACCCAGTCCACGCCCGACTGGAAGCCCTCGGAGATCGACTCCCACAAGCCTGTGACCAGTTCGACCAGCCACTCCCAAGCGTCTGTGAACAGCTCCTTGATCCAGTCCCAGGCTTCTCCTAGCTTCTCGACGATCCAGTCCCACGCGGCGGCCGTGGCGGCGGCGATGTCGTCCCAGTACACGATGATCAGGATGATCACCGCGATCAGGAGCAGGATGCCAACGACGATCCAGGTGATCGGGGACGCCCACAAGGCGGCGGAGAACAGTGCCTTGGCGGCAGCAGCGGCCTTGAACAACCCGGCCAAGAGCTTGAGGGGTCCCAGGAACATCTTGAAGGCCGCCACCAGGCCGGGGATGACCTTCAAGATGGGTCCGAGCACAACGAGCAGACCCGCCACGACGGCTGCCCACTTGCCCACCTCGGTAACGATGTTCTGGATGGGTTCGGGCAGGTCGTTGAAAGTGTCCCGGGCGTCCCTAAGCCAGTCGATGAAGTTCTCGACAGCCGGGATCAGATGGTCCTGGATGGCCGGAAGCAGGTGATCCTGGAGCAGAGGGATCAGGAAGTTGCCGAGTTCGATGGCCACGCCTTGGAGGGCGTCCTTGAAGTCGTCCATCGTGTCGCCGAACTCGACAGCGGCCTCGATCTGGTCCTCGGTCAGGTGCGCGTGGTCGTCGTAGAGTTCCAGCGCCTCTTCGATGGAGCCGTTCGTGCCGTCCAGGGCTGGCATGAGCTTGCGCGCCATCTGCGTGCCGTACAGGTCCGTCAGAATGGCCATCTGCTCGGCAGGGTCCTCCATGTCCTGGAGGGCGATAAGAGTGTCTTCCAGGACGTCCTCTTGGTCGCGCATGGACCCGTTGGCGTCCTGCAACTCCACATCCAACGCAGCCCACGCATCGGCGTACTTCTCGTTGCCCTCGATAGCCTGAGCCATGCGCTGGTTGTTGCGCTCCAGCAACCTGTTGGTGTCGCTGGTACTCATACCGACGTCGCCCAGGACGCTGCTGAACTGCTGGTAAGCGTCCGTGCTCACGCCCGCGCGAGAGGCCGCCGTCTGAATCTCGTCCGCCAGCTCGGCCTGGTCGTTGGCGGCCTTGAGGGCGTAGGCGCCGATACCTCCGATCGCAGCGCCCACGCCCACGGCAGCAACCCCGATACCGCGCGCAGCCTTGTTGAAGCGCCCTTCGCTACGCTCTGCGGTTTCCCCGACGCCTTCTAGTTCCTGATCCAGGTCCTGAGCGTCCACGCCGATCTTGACCGTCAACTCTTCCAGCGTGGCCATCGGCGTTTCCTCTCTGCGTACGTTGGCGACGGCGCCTGTTCGCCTCCGCGCGTTCCTTCGCGGCCTGGTGTTCGGCCTGTGCGCTCCGATGTCGTGACGTCAGCGCGCTGTGGGCTTCCTTGGCCTTCGCAAGCATTTCTTCCGGGGTCTGCTTGCGTTTCTGTTTCCCACCCCAGGGGATGATGTGATCTTCGAATTTGGGTTTCTTACCCTTCTTCGTGTGGGGCGCGGTCACATCCATCCCCAACCGGGCGAACAACACGTCGAAACGCTCGGGTCCGAGGGTGCCGTACAGGTTTTCGTAGGCGACCAGATGAACCAGTTCCTCTTCGGTGAAGCGTTCCAGTACCTCGTTAGGAGACATCTGGAACGCCACCGCGTACCTGTACTGGAGCCTTAGCTCTGAACGCCTTCGGAATTTCCCTCAGCGTCCTTGACGCGCTCTTCGAAGCTCCGGTTGAGGCCGGACAGGTCCTGAATGAGCGCGAACAGGGCGTTGACCGTGCCCGCGTTCTTGTTCAGCAGCACCTTGGCTTCGCTGTCCTTGAAGATGCGCTCGCCACTCTCGGGGTCGTACAGGCACTGGACCACAAGCTGTGCATTGCGGTTGCGTACCTGAAAGTCCACGCCGCCAGAACCCTTCTCCTGACGCATGGCCATCGACTTGGCCTGATAGTCGGCGAACTGGGAAGTGTTCAGCGCCTTGACGCGGACCGTGACGCCACCCCACTCGGGGATTTCGACGTCCTTGTGCTTGATGTCCTCGGCATTGAGGATGGCTTCCTTGAGCGTTGACATAGTGCAGGTCCCTCCTGAGTTAGCTTCCGCCGTTGTCGTTGTTGATGTCGAAGCTGGGAGGTCCGGAGACCTTCCAGGTCAGCGACGCAGACAGCTTGTCGTCGTGCGGCGCCTCGGGCTCGAACCCGATCAGTCCGGCCTGGAACGACCAGGTGGTACCGAGCGGGTCAGGCCAGATGACGCGGTAGCCGCGCGGGTACGGGGATTCGAAGTCCTCCAGCAGGACGTCGTGGATCGACGGGTCGTAGTTGACGTCCGCCGACACTTCACCGGACCGCTTGATGCCGAACACGAACTCTTCCCACTGGTCGGGGGAGTCGTGGGCAGTGACGTCGATCTGCTCGCGCTCGATGGCAGGCCCGGACAGGCTCTCCATGTTGGCGATGGGCTCATACGACTCGGACCCGGACTCGGTTTCGCGTTCCAGGACTACCCCGAAAGCGTCAATCCCTGCGATAAGTCATCACACCTTTCCATGCCGCCGCGTAAACGTGGACGCGGACTACTTTCGCCTACTCGGCGTTCTGTTCAACTTGGACACGGAACCGAACCGGTGCGTGTCTGACCAAAGGGTCCGGGTCTCGCATAGTCAACGTTTGATCCAATCTTAGCGTAACCAGGCGAAAACCCTCCAGTTCCATGTCCAACCTGTGGTCCAGCGACCTTTGAATGTTGTCCACGATTTCCAGAGCGGGGCCAAATCCCCCGTGACTCTTGGTCCACACGTGTAGGGTCTGCGTCAGCGTCCTGCCGAAACTGTCATGGGTGTTGTCGGCGAGTTCGGTTGCCTCTCCGATAACCACGTAAGGATACGGAGCGTCCTCGGGCACCCAGTCGTACACGGACACGTCCAAGTCCTTGCTCAGACGGCTGTAGAACGCACGCTGAACGGCCAGTAGCGCGGTCCGCGCGTCATAGCCCAGCTTGGTCGTCATACCTTTCTCACCGCCTTTGAGATCACTTCAGACAACACATCGGGGAAATCACGCCGCTGGATCTCCGCTGCGGGGACGACGTAGGGCTGAGCCGACATGTGCGACGTACCGAACTCGTTCGCCAGCGCCTTGTCGCGCTCCCCCTCACCCGGACCCACTCCGAGCTGAAGTCCATCGCCCTCGATCCGGATCGAATCGCGCAACTGCCCGGTATCCACACGAACCCGCTCCTGCATCTCCCGCTTGGCGTCCTCGGCACTGGAGGCGACACCCTCGGTCGCGGCCTCGACCATGACCGATTCGAGGGTTGAGAGCTTCCTCTTCAACCGGTCGACGCCCTCGATACGGGAAACACCGCTCATCGCACACACCCGTCACTGCGCAGGGTCCCCGCAGCACTTACACGACGACGCCCACTCTCTTCGGTGTGCGGAGCCTTGGTCTGCTTGACCCACACCGTTGAGCGCTCCATCTTCTCGATGTTGCGGGTCTGTCTCTTGTACGCCTCTTCGTAGGCCCGGGTAGCGACCTCCTCAGCGGACTTGATGTGCAGCAGACGACCTGTCTTGATGTTGGTGTATACGTAACCCATACGGCTCACCTCTCGTACTCGGACCTGCGGGTGAACCGCGTCCGGATCTGCTTACCGGCCTTGCCCAGCCAAGAACTGCGGTTGGTTACCCGGCGATGGCCACCCGGGCATCAGGCACGTTCTCAGCGACCTCACGGCGCCTCCCCGGGGTTGGTGGGCTGCCTCTGAATGTAGATGCAGTCCAAACGCAGGTACGTGTTCGGCTTGGAGGGCTCGAACGCCGCCTCGACCCGGTACACGTGCCCCTGGTCGGTCTCCAACTCGTCATTGCGGTACACGACCTCGCTCGGGGCGGTGTACACCGGGTACGTCAGCTTGGCCGCACCCTGCTGGGGACCAACACCCGTGCGCGCCATCACCCGTTCAGTGGCACCGGGCTGGGACACACGAACGCGGAGCTGCCGAATCTCGGTACGGTCCTGGTCGAACCCGCCCGTCTCGTTCGGGGTCAAGATGTCCCGGTACAACGTCACCGTTTGATTCAGTAGCCCCGCGACAGCCATGGTTACTTCCCGTCCTTGAGCGCCTCAGCGATGGCCTTGGCGTTGGCGGCCTGGGTACGGACCTCGCGGTCGTTCTGGCTCTTGGCCTGCTGCTCACGGATCTTGGCCTGCTTGACGCGGGTGCTGTTGCCCTCGGACACGGGCGTCTTGTTGGACACCCGCTCCCACTTGGAGGACGCTTCCAGGGTGTTGACGAGCTGCTGAGCGCGCTTGAAGGGGATGCCCTTGCGTGCGGTCTGGTCGATGCTGTTGGGGTCCACAACATCCTGTACGCGACCGGTGGGCTTGCCGTTGCGGATCTTCTCGAACCGCAGGTTCTTCTGCTTGGCCATGTCTGGTCCCTCTCTAGTAGATGAAGTTCTCGCCTGCATAGGTTCGGTCCACGATGCGCTGAGGCATGTACGCATCGAACTCGATGCTGGCAAGACCCCCGCAACCTGTGGCGTCACGGACCAGTTCGACCTCAGCGTTGGACAGGTACAGGCCGGTTCCCTGGTTGGAGGCCCCGGGTGCGGGATGGGCCGTCCACTGATAATCGCCGATGCGCTCGGAGGTCAGCCCGCGCGGGTTGTCGATGGCCCTGCTGTAGGCCGTGAGGATGATGCCCAGTACCACGTCCGGCGTCCGCGCCTGGGTCGGGTCATCGGGATCAACCATGTCATCGCAGGCGTACAGCCGCACGAACCCCGAGATGATGCGCAGGTACAGGCCAGCCTTGGCTTCCTCGGCCTCGGTGAAGGTCACACCCAACAGTGTGGCCAGCTCATCGGTGCTCATGAGTGGCGGTAGCGGCTCGGAGGCCATGGTCTCTCCCTTCGGATGGGGTCCGCCCGCAGGATGGGCAGGCGAACCCCTCACAGTGTTCCGATGTGGTTAGGAACCGCCGCCGGACTCGTCCAAGGCGATCTTGTAGACGCGGTTGGCGTCGGTCAGCGCGGCACCGGCGAAGGTGGACACGACCGAGGCATCCGAGAGGACATCGGTGTCGTACTGGCGGATGTGACGCAGACCGATACCGTCCTGAGTCCAGTAGGCCGAGTCCGCAGCACCAGCCGGAAGGGCCGGGGTGGCGTTGGCGAACGCGAACGCGCTGCGGTGGTAGAGGACAGCCGTACCGGCCTCGACAGCGCTGGACTCCACAACGTTGAAGCCCCGGTAACGACCGATGGTGCCCTCGACCAGAGCGGTCGGGGTGGGCGGGGAGTCGAACGGGCTCAGGTTCTGACGGCCGATCAGGGTACCGGCGAAGTCCGGGCTGACCGCCATGAAACGGTCCTCCAGCGGAACATCGTCGGTGGACAGCTCCACACGACCGGCAACGATGGCCTCGTCCACGTCTTCGGCGGTCACGGTGTCATCGGCGGGGACGTCGTTCATGGCGGTGGCCAGAGCGCTCTCCGCGCCGCGCGCGATCGCCTCGACCTGGGGACGCAGGACCTGCTGGCCGAAGTCGACGATGGAGAAGGACAGCGCCTGATCGCTGATCTTGGTGGCGTGGTACAGGTGCTCCAGCGTCACGTCGACGCCGACCTCATCCAGCTCGTCATAGGTGATCTCGTCACCGGCCTCGGGCTGGGTGCGTGCGGTGGCCAGCGCGGGAACGCGGACGGTGGTGGTCATACCCGCAGCGGGGGCGAAGCTGGCGTCGGGGACGCGAAGGACCGTCATCGGAAGCACGAGACGGCGCCCGAGCAGCTGGACAGCCAGCTGGGAGATCTGCGTGGAAGTCAGGTAAGCCATGTTTGTTCCTTATCTCAGAAGCCGCCTTTGAGAACGGCGTCGGCGACTGCTCCCATGTCCTCGGGGGCCGGTGCGGCGCTGTTCGAGGAGCCGGGGTGCAACTTTTCCCGGGGGGTCCTGCTGGTCCCGGGGGTGGTCTCTTCCTGTTCAGTGGAGGTCCCGAATGCGGCGAGGAGTGCGTCGGCGTGCTTGGCCAGCTCTTCGGCGGTCTCACCCTGTAGGAGTGAGGCTTGGACCGGGGTGAGTCCCTTGTCGGCGATGACGTTGGCTACGGCGGCTTCCCGCTTGGCCTGTGCGTTCTCTTGGACGAGGGTGTCGACCTGTTCGCGGAGGGCGACCAGTTCCTCGGCGGAGTTTCCTACCGCTTTGAGCTGTTCCTGTGCCTTTTCGAGGTTGGCCAGGTTCTCCTTGGATCGGCTTTCCCACTTTCGGGCTTCGGCCTTCCAGTCGGTGCCTTCCTTGGCCTCGGTCTCGTCCGCGCCGGTTTCGTTCTTCGCCGTTTCCGCGTTGTGTGTCTGCTGCGGTTCGGGCTGGGTGGTCTGAGCGTTGTCACCGTGCGGTGCGGGCTCGTTCATGACCTGATCGGCGACGGTCGGGTCCAATTCCTCGGACATTGGGCTTTCCTCCAGTTTGTGCCGTGCGGCGTCTGAGTGAACCGTGTGCACGGTTCAGTCTCCAGTGTACTACTAGGCTTGCGTTCCGCTACTCTCGGCAACGTTTTCTATCGTTGTGGAACGTTCGTCGAGATCGCTGGTGAGCATTTCGAGCCCACCATTGGTCGCTGCCTGGTCGTTATCTCCCGTCCAACGGTTCAAAGTCTCCCGATCCACACCCGGGAGCATCTTCCAGAGTTCGACAGCGGGAACGTTGAGTTCGTTGGCCATCACCGAAAGAGCGCGGGCCGTGCGGTCCAGGTTGGTGATGGAGGAGTTGGTGTCCTTCCAAATGACCCGCGAGAACGGGTTCTCGGGCACGCCCAAGCGCGTTCCTACCAACGACAGCGCCTGTTCGTGGGACTCACCCAAGGCCAGCTTGCGCTCACCGAACTTGCGCTGCTGTGCGGCGTTGGCGGCCTCGATGGTCTCGGCGGCGAGGTTGACCATGTTGCCCAACATCTCGGCCGTGCTGGTGCCGGACACGGTGGCCATCAACCGCAAGGTGTCCTGACGGCTCTCGGTGTAGGGCGCCAGGTCCGTCTGGTCGAACTGGCCGACCTCGACGTCTCCGGGGCTCTTGGGGATGGACAGCAGGCTGGAGGCCGAGAGCCTGGCGCGCTTCTTGGGGTCCTCCATCATCCAACCGATGATGTACTTCTGTCCGTGCGCGCCGAAGTGCTCGGCCACGCGCAGCAAGAACGTGGTGACGTTGAGCTGGTCCTGGAAGTTGAACAGCGGCTCGACGATGCCGGTGTAGTCCGAGTCCAGATCGATCTTGGGGTAGAAGCGAACCACAGGGCACACGCCCATACGGTGCTGACTACGCCTGACAACGCGGAACGAACCCGTGGTGCCGTCGCGCTCCATGGCCAGGACTTCGGTGTCGTCGTAGAGCCGCCACGAGCCGTCCTTGCGGTGCTCCAGCGCGAACTCGGGCCAAAAGGCGTTCTCACCGTAGGCGGGATAGATGCGCCTGGGGGAAACAGGACGCATGAGCGGGGAAGTGTCGCCATCGGTGATGATCTCGTACCCGAGCCCGTACCCGATTGTGGACCGATGCAGGCCGAGCTGCATGGCGTTCATCCGGTTACGCTTCCACGCCTCACGAATACGCCCCGAACCCGAGGGGTCGTCCGGGACGATGAAGTCGTCCACGAACAGATTCTGGACTTCGGAATCAACGACGAACGGCATCATGTTCACGTTGGAAATGCGCGCCAGCGCCTGGATTTCGGGGGGTGCTCCTGCGGTGAGCCAGGTCAACGTAGAGCTACCGTCCAGGTAGTCCTTGATGCGGCCGAACCTGCGCTGGTCGTCGTGGTTAATACGTAGGAGGTGCTGGGCACGGTACGCCGCCTCCCCGTCAGTCATTACCATGCTGCTTCCTTCCTCATTATCCCTTACCACATTATGGTACAGGAATTGTCGTCAGCCGAAGATCTCGAACTCGAACGGGTTGTCGAGCTGTTCCACGGCCTGGCAGACCGCATCCAACACGTCGTCGTTGGTGACGTTGGGATAAGCCAGCGCCTGCTCCTCGAACTCGCTCGTGGCCTCGCCTCCGGCGAATACGACCTGGCCGGTTTGGCAGAGCTGGAGAAGTCGCGCCAGGCGGACCTGTTTGGGTTTGCTGGTGTGCGTTGTTCGCACGGGCGCGCCGATGCCGTCCAATGCCTCGTGGTGTAGGTCGCCGCCTTGGTTGGCTTCGACGACGGCTTCACAGATCGCCGGGTACTTGCTGACCAGCG